AATAGAGCTTCATTATTATTACAGACCTGCTAGTTTAACAGCAGGAGCAGATAGTGGAACAACATGGCTAAGTACAAATGCACCATTTGCTTTACTTTACGGATCGCTTGTAGAAGCGTATACTTATATGAAGGGTGAACCTGATATTATGCAACAGTATGAAAAAAGATTTAACGATCAATTAGTTAGATTAAAAGATTTAGCCGAAGCAAGAGAAAATAGTGATGCATATTCAGAAGGATTACCAAGAACAATTAGAACTTAAAGAAGGAGAAAATAAATGGCAACAGCAAACGCAGCAACTACGTTTTTAGAAAATAGACTATTAAGTTTAATTTTTAAAAATAACGCAGCATCTTTTAGCACACCCGGAGATAACATTTTCGTTGGACTAGCAACAGCAGTATCTAACTTTAATGATTCTACAGGTGAATCTGGAGATCCAACAATAACAGAAGCAACATTTAGTAACTATGCAAGACAACAAGTTGCAGCTTCGGGGTGGACTTTAACCACTGATTCTGCAAACACACAAAGTTGCACTAATGCAGCCAACGTAGAGTTTCCAGCTTCAGGAGGCACAAATAATACCATAAGTCATGTTTTTATAGCGACTCATGTTAGTAACTCTTTAGATGTTGTTGGCTCAGGGGGTAATGTTCTGTTTATAGGCGCATTAGACAACACAAAAACAATTGCATCTGGAGACATCTTTAGAATTAATGCAGGCAACTTAACTATTGAGCTTAAGTAATGGCTTTTGTTCTATCAGATAGGATAAAAGAGACAACAACCACAACTAGCACTGGAACGTATACTCTAGGTGGTGCAGTATCTGGTTTTGAAACTTTTACCGCTAATTTAAGTAATGGTGATACAACATATTATTGTTGTACTGATGGAACTGATTTTGAGGTAGGGTTAGGTACTTTTGCTTCTTCTGGTACTACCCTTGCTCGTACAACTATTATATCAAGCTCAAACTCTAATAATGCTGTAAATTGGAGTTCTGGCTCAAGAGATATATTTTGTACATTGCCGGGATCGAAAGCTGCTTTCAAAGATGGAAGTGATAACATCAATGGAACTTTTGTTGGAAATATAACTGGTAACGTAACTGGGAACACTTCTGGTACAGCTGCAACAGTGACAGGTGCGGCTCAATCAAACATTACATCCGTAGGCACACTAACTGGATTAACCACATCTGGAGCAATAAATTTATCTCAAACAAGTGGTACTGCGATAACCACATCAGGTGCTCTCTCTAATGCTGATTTAGGTATTTTAAGAGCGCATGCAGGAGGTGATACACATGGCTTTACTATAAAATACATGGGTTCAAGAACAGGTAATAATAATTCTTATTCATTGTTCATGGATAATCAAAGTGGAACTGACGTAGAGGCTATGACAGTTTTTCAAGATGGTAAGGTTGGTATAAATAATACATCGCCTTCTGCTCGTCTTGATGTTGTTGGTGATGTAGAGCTTGTTGGAGATGTAACTGGATTAACCAGTCTTACAGTAGATGACATTACTATTAATAGTAGCACTATATCTGATGGTGGCGATATGTTATTAGATGCAGGAGGGGATTTGTTACTTGATGCAGCAGGTAACGACATTAGGTTAAAAGCTGATGGAACTGAGTTTGGCAGGTTAAGTAACAGTAGTTCAGATTTTGTAATAAGAAGTTCTGTTGCAGATAAGGATATAATACTTAGGGGTGTTGACGGAAGTAGTGCTATTGATGCTTTAACTTTTGATATGTCTAATGCAGGAGCAGCGACATTTAATGATAAAATAACAGCGGTAGGAACATCTGTATTTACAAATCTTGATATATCTGGCGATGTAGATATAGACGGAACTCTTGAAACAGACGCATTATCCATAGCATCAACAACAGTAACAGCTACTGCTGAAGAACTAAACTATACAGACGTAACAACACTAGGAACAGTAGAAGCAAGTAAAGTAGTAACAGCAGATGCTAATGGCGATATTATATTTACTGGCGCTAATGCAAACATAGTATTTGATAAATCAGATGATTCATTTGAGTTTGCAGATGATGCAAAGATAACCTTTGGGGGCGTTTTAGAAATATTCCATGATGGTAATAACAATTTTATAAAAGATGGTGGCACTGGAAATTTAAGAGTATTAACTAATGAATTTAGAGTAAAAAGTGCAAATGATAATGAAAATATTATTCGTGGAAATCAAAATGGTTCTGTTATACTTTATCATAATAATAATCAAAAATTAGAAACTACCACTACTGGAATAGATGTTACTGGTGATTTAACGACCAGTGCTGACATAGAACTAGGTCATGCAAGTGACACAACTATTGCAAGAGCAAGTGCTGGAGTTGTAACTATAGAAGGCAATACAGTATTAACAACTGGTAACTCAGACACACCAACAACCACAACATCAAGTAGTGATGCAGACTTTGTTTTAGTAGATGATGGTGGTACAATGAAAAAGATTACACCATCTAATTTAGGAATAACCTCTGGTGGTGCATCAAAAGGTTTTGCCGTAGCAATGGCTATAGCGTTATAGGAGTAAAGAATGGCACAAGATTTTGAACGAAATACCTCAAACGCAGTTGGAACAAGTGCAGTTACACTTAGAACAGCAAACTCAGATGATGCCATAGTAGGAATAACAGTAGCTAATGTTACAACCTCACAAATAACTGTAGAAGTTTATATTAATGATGGTTCTAATGATATACATATTGTAAAAGACGCACCAATACCTGCTGGATCAAGTCTACAAGTTCTTGATGGCGGTGCTAAGATTGTTATGGTTAGTGGTGATGCGTTAAAGGTTAAGAGTAATACAGCAAGTTCTGCTGATGTGTGGGTGTCAGTTGTAGACAC